GAGTTGGCTAAAAGAGTTGCTAAAGACCGCAGAACTTATGGTTATGGCTTTATTGAAGCTATCCGTAAGGGTAGTGAGGTATTCGTGTACCATTTAGATGCTTCGCAGGTGCGATTTATGGAGTATTTCGGTGAAAAACCCGAAGCCGTAGCGATTAGTAAGGACTGGAACGATACAAGAATACGCCCAATAGAGCGTACATTATACCCAAACTACGATGAAGAGGGGCGCACGATTATTCCTATAATGGAGTATGAGAGCGGAATGATTGACTACCCTTTACCTATGTGGAGCGGTGCGTTTTTCGATGCGCAAGTTGAGAGTCTTATAGGTCAATACAACGCTAACCAGTTTGAGAACGGAGTAACTTTGTCCAGCATTTTAATGTTTGACTTTGGAGATACTACCGATGCGAATGGAGATGCTGAAAAAGGTTTAGCAAGACAAAAACAAAAGTTAGAAAGTCAGCTAAAGGGAACAAGTCAAGGCAGAAGCGGTAAGAGTTTAATAGTACCGAAGAGTGGAGATGTTGAAGCACCAGAATACATCACCTACCCGATGCAAAAAGAGGGCAGTTTTATAGAGTTGCAGAAGTTAGTTGAGAATAACATCGTAAAAGCTTGTAGCTGGTTTAGAAGTTTAGCAGGTTTGGAAAGTGCTGGTGTACTTGGTAATAATCAGCAACTGCGTAACGAGTGGGAGTTAGCCGAAAGATTAATTAGAAACGAGCAGGATATTATAATGGAATCCTTGCAGAAAGCGTTTAAAAACACTCCTTACGAGGGCGAGGTAAGTTTTAACAATCAATCGCCGATGAACGTGGTAAACGACTTGGCGGCTATTACTACGCTATTAGAAAAAAAGGATATAATCGGAGAAGCGGCAGTATATGAGTTGCTAATGATGATGGGAATGGATGACGAACAAGCTAAAACAATAGTAGGAAATGATAGCGAGTAAAGCAGAGATAAAAGCATTAGCGTTTAGTAATACCTTTGATATAAACGCGGTAAAAGACAACTTGATTCAGTTGGTAGAATGGGAGCAGGTTTTATCGTTATTCGGTGCTGATTTTTACGATGATGTGGTAGCTAATCCAGCGAGTTATACTACGCTTATAGACACCTACTTAAAACCTTACATAGCTTATAATGTAAAGGCATACTTAAGTAAAGCTAATCACATTAAGACTGGCAACAAAGGCGCACAAACTGCACAAGGTAGTAACGAGCAGATAGCTAACGTGGAGTTCGCCAAGCGTGAGGCGATGAATATGGCTACCAAGTATAAACGTCAAATGATTACCTACCTTGACAACACCAAGCCGACTTTATGGAAAGGTGAGCCAAAACACGATGAAATAATTAACAAGATAATTATAATGTAATGGATAGCACTTACGTTCAAAATTACTTTACAAATGGAATAGAAAACAGTTTTATTTTGGCGGCTTTCTTTTTCCTTTTTTTGGCGTTTGTAACTAGTAAGTGGTTTCAGTTTACAATTAGAGATAGGTATTCCGACAGAACACCATTAGATGTATCTTTTTCTTTTTGGTGGCTTGATAATTACAATAGTGTTGTATCGTTTTTCTTAATGTGCTTTCCTATTATAGTATTTACAGAGGACTTGGTGCATTGGTTAGGTTTAAACTTTTTGCCGGATGCAATGAAAACTGAAAATCCGATGTATATCTATTACATTTTCGGTTTATCGTTTGGGTGGGTGCTGGAAGTAATTTTGAAGAAAGCGAAGCTAATTAGAAACGCACAAAAGTAGAGAGATGGATAAAGTAATTATTAGCGCAATATTATTGATTCAAGCGTTTCAAACCGAAAGTTTTAAAAGCAAATTAATTGATGTCTGCTTGACTATATCAACTGGTATGGGTGTTTACTTTACTTTACCTTTTCAAATTAGCACTAACTTTTACGCACAAGAAATATTCCGCAGCATTACGAGCATATTTACCGCCATTGCTATTTTAATCATTTCACTTTTTGTAAGAAGATGGTGGAGTAAACGATTTAAATGAGATTAATCAAGAGAATATTTATTCATTGCTCTGCTGGGTTTGGAGATGTTGAAAGCATCAAGCGACATTGGAAGTCTATTGGCTGGAAGTCTGTCGGCTATCACAGAATAATCGCAGAAGATGGCGAGGTGTTTCAATTAGCACCATACGAGAAAATGACTAACGGAGTTAAGTATTACAATAGCACAAGCATACATATCTGCTACATTGGTGGCATAGATAAGGTAAACGTACACAAGGCAAAAGATACACGCACAGAAGCGCAGAAACAAGCCTTAATATGCGAAATAGAAAATGCCTTACTATATCTCAAACAATTTCAAAGCATAGAGGACGTTCAAATATTAGGGCATAGGGATATATCGCCAGATAAAAACCTAAACGGCAAAGTAGATAGCTGGGAAAGAATCAAAGAGTGTCCAAGTTTCGATGCTATTCCCGAATATAAACACCTAATAGAAAAATACAAATAATACCTTATATTTAAAGCGTGAAACTACACGAATTAAAAGACAAGTTAAGCCAGTTAAACCTAAAGGACTACGATGGTATGCACTTGGGAAGTGGCACTATTATAGATGCAAAAAGATTTGTTGAAAATCACATATCTTTTTTAGAATCTAATTCTAACAATAGCACCTTTCTACTTTATTACAATAGGTTGTTGGAATTTTATAACAAAACACAAAACAATGAACTGTAAACACGCCTTAAATAGTTACCCAAGACAGAAGAACGAAAGTAATAACAAGTGGTTCAAGCGTGTCGCTGAACTTACTGGACTGCATCACAAGTCCTTGAATAAATATTACTACACGCATAGAGATTTTGTTGAAACGCAGCGCAAATACGACAAGCAAGGCAATGTAATCAGCAGAGTAGAGAAGTTGCAACAATCAAATTTAGTCGATGTTCCAGATGGATTGGAGTTATCGCGATTAAGCACTAATGTTACTACTGGTCAGCAATGGCAAATCTACACAAAGGAAAGCCAAAATAAAGCCTTTTTTAAGCTAAATAAAGACTTGATAAAGCAAACACTAAAGGAAGTTAATTTAAAGCCGTTAGAAGTGCTTAAAATCACTCCTACCAGCAATAAAGTGTTAAAAGTAACTTACACAGATGTTCACGTCGGATTGAACATTACCGAAAACTTATACGGACTGCGACAATGGAACGAGTTTCAATTAATGGATGCACTCCAAAAAATAGTTTATTATGTAGGTGAGCAGTTTAACGGACAATCCAAAATAATAGTAGCCGACTATGGCGATTTTATGGATGGCTGGGATGCCAAGACCACAAGGGGTGGTCATATACTTGACCAAAATATGAGTAATGAAGAAGCGTTTAAAGTAGGTGCGCAGTTCAAAATTGAGTTAGCCAAGCGATTGGCAAAGTTTGGTGTGCCTTTAGAGTTTTATAATGTAACAAATGACAATCATTCGGGCAGTTTTAGTAAGATAGTAAACATTCACGTTAAAGAAGTTTTAAGCTACTTACTACCCGAAGTAAAATACGAGATATTTAACGATTTTATTAGTCATTACTTTGTGGGGAATTGGTGTTTTATTTGCAGTCACGGAAAGGATGAGAAGCATTTGAAGTATGGATTTAACACCAAGCCAGACGACAAAGCCAAAACCCACATAAATCGCTATATTGACAAGCACGATTTGCATAAGTATAGGATAGTGTGTGAATTTGGCGATAAACACCAGCTAATTCGTGATACCAGTCACGCTAAATTTGAGTATAATGTGTATTGGGCATTAAGTCCAGCGAGTGACTGGGTGCAGACTAATTTTGCGGATGGGCGCAGAGGTTTTTGTATTGAGGAGATAGCGGATAATTTTAAAACATTTACAAGTATTCAACTATGAAGTCGGTAAGTGATTACGAGGATATAGGTAGATTACTTGCAAAAGATTTATTGAAACAGTCTACTCAATACAAATGGGTTAAAGACACCTATAACCAATACTCTATCTATGACCAAGTTTGGCAAAATTTAAGCGGTGTTTATATTTTGGTTGAGATAAAAGTAAGGTCTTGCGAGATGGAAACCTATAACTCCGCATTATTAGAAGCGGTAAAATACGATGCGTTAAAAGATGCATCCGCCAGATATGGGTGTTTAATTTATTACGTTAACTTTTATAACGATGGAGTTAAAATTTACGACATTAGCGACTTAAGCGATTATAAAAAAAGGGAAGTAA